TAAGAAGGAGAAAAAATGGAGAAACATTTTTAGAATTGTTGAAGAAGCTCAAAGGAGATTGAAAAGGAATGTCAAAAATAAATAAATGGGTCATCATTATTTTTGCAGTAGGTATGTTATTTGCCATTGATGAACATGGCGAAAATCAAAAGCTATTGCAATTAAAAGAAATATCTAAAAGGGCGGATATAGAACTACAAAAATCTATCCTAGAAAATAGATTTAAAATAGAAAGGAAAAATGGAGTTACTTCTAATTATTGTTATTATTGATATAATCATTGTAGCCACTCAAAGTTAAGTAATTTATGGCAGAAAAAATATATAGTATTGATTATTTAATACCAAGAGCCACACCATTAACAAACAGGATGGGTGTTTATGTGGGAATCAATAAACAATATGAAGAAATTGTTTATGTAGGTAAGGCAAAAGATTTTTATAAAAGAATACCCAATTCTTTAGAAGAAAAAATTAAATCTTTACAAAATGAAAACTGTAAAGAATATGGTTGTGAATTATACTCTTTCATTCCTTGTAATACAGAGGAAGAAATGAATAAACTAGAAATAGGTTTGATTACTTACTGGAAACCTTATTATAATCAGCAACATAATTCGGATTATTACATGAATAATGATAATAAAAGACTGAGGGAAATATTAAGAAAAGAATTTACAAGAAACTTACATACATATGAAATACTATTTTCTCACCATGCTTTAAAAAATTATTATTCAGGTAGGGGAAATGTTTTTGGTTTAGCCAAAGAGTATATTAAATCTAGCTCAACAATAGGAAATACTAAAAAAAATAAAGAACAAACAGAAAAAGAAATAAATAGGTTTGCTAGAAAATTAGAAAATATAATAAGTATTCATTATGATTATTTTAAACGCTGTGAAAGAACAGAGGAAAACAAGGAAGAGAAGTTAAAGAAATCTTTACCCATTAATCCTTTTCAAACTTTACAACCGCATTAAAACTAAAACTTATGCGTTCAGCATTAAGGTCATTGCTATTCATGGGAGCTACAAAATGAGCTAAATGACTTGGGAAAATTAAATACATTTTTTTAGTTGGAATTTTTTTATATGATGCAAAAGTAAAGTAATTTTCTGATCCTTCAAAAAACTCAATAGTGCCGCTTACATCATAATGAGCTTTGGCATATTTTAAGGGAATCATCTTTGGAATCTGTAAGTAGCCAACGCATGAAATTTGTGGGTGGTCTTGTTCAAAGGCGGTATGGTTTGTATGCTGATGAATTGAATTGAATTGATTTATTTTCTGCACTACATACCAGCATGAATTTATCACAATTCTTTGAACTTTAAAATCAGGATATAAAGTTTGGCAATATTCTTTGATACAAACATCAAAGAAAGAATGTTTATATTTTAATAAAACTTCTGGCGTAACATATATTCTGAATCAACCGAACCTACTAATTTATGAGCAAATGAATATCGTTGTCTTTCTTTGGGAGATAAATCCCTAATCATTTTAAGGTCGGCCAAAAAATCCTTAACTAAATTATCCGGTAAAGTTTGTTCAGAAATGGTTGAACCAAAAGGTTTAAACATTTTTATATCTATCTTATCGTTCATATTTTTTTAATTTCCTTAATGTCATAAAGCTCTTTAACTTCTACTTTGTAAGCCGCTGGTCTGTTGGGGTGTCCAAAATCTGTTAATCTTTCAGGCATCTCCTTATAAAAAGGAAACCAACCCATAATGGAAAAGTTAAACTTTAATTTTTCAATACGATTAGTTCCTTCATGGATAACCAAAACATATTTACCTTTTTTTTCATCAGGTCTAATAAGCAAGAAATTATAATTCTGTTTATTTTGAGTTCTTATTTCAATATTATTTTGAAAATCAGAGTCGGTATATCTTGCATAAGAATCACTATAAGAGTTATTAAAGAAAGTATTTGAGGCTTTTGCCCATGCTACTTCTCCTAAAGAACCCAACACAGAATCGGTAATGGTATTTTCATAAGTTCTATTATAACCATGAGAAAATCCCTTCCCTTGTTTGAGGTCTGAGATATATCTTCTAGTTGAGTTTTCAAAAGCCAACTCAACTTCATTAGGGGTTAGCTTAATTTTTCTTTCCATTTTTTCCATTGCATTTTTATAAAAATAATAATTTCATTCCTGGTGGCTATGATGTAGCCTAGTCCTACGCAACCTAATAACAGCCAAATCATACTTCATCACCCCAACTATCCCAACCCTTAACCTTTTGCCTAGCAAAGAGTTCAATTCTAGGAAGATCACCGCATAATTCTACAATTCTATCCCTAACACAATCAGGTTTTTGACTATGCTTTCGTCTTGGACTTACAATTAATTGCTCAACATTTTTTGATAATCTTTTTGGCTTTCCTTTAGTAGCCAATAAACACATTTCAGGATTTTTTCTTACCCAATAACCCATCCCTTTAAAATGTTTATTCATTTGTGTTGTTTTAACCCAAGTAAAAGCCACCGTTTTAAAACAAAAGTTCCATCTTTTAATAAGCTCAAAGGATTTTTCAAGAAAAGGATCAGTAACCCAAAGAAATAATACACAATCCACATCACAAATATTAAACAAAGGAAGCCGTAAGATGTCGTTAAATTCCATGCAATTATAATGTTGTGTTGCATTTCTTTTTTCACCTCTTTGAGAATAACTTTTAAAGTAGTAGGGAGGATCAGCATAAATTATTTTATATTTTTCATTAGGAAAAGGAATCATTTAAGACAATTATTCATTAATCGTTTCAGCTTAGGATTCTTTTTTAAAATAACCGCAAACTGTTCGGTGAGCAACGCACATTTTTCTTCTCCAATATCTATTATTTTTTTCTTATTCAGGTCCACAATAATATGCCAAAGTTCATGAAAAAGGATCTTAACTAATGTATTTTTTGAAAGAAAGGGGTTAATTTTTAATGTTGATTCGTTAGGATCATAAATGGCTAGGCAACCCTTAACTTTAACCCAAAAAACCTTGATTTTCCTACGTTTATAGTGGATTTCTCTGATAACCATACCATATCTAGTAATATATTTGGCTGATTTATGCAACTAAATAGAGTACAAAAGATAATTAAATTATATACGTTGAATAATTATACAAAGTGTGCATAAATACGAATCAAGTGCTTTACTTATGACAACACAATTAATGAAAATAGGTGATGAGTGGGATCAGAAGGAAGGATGTTTTTCTGCTAATCATTTGAGTGCTTCACAGATTAACCTCCCTTTATCGGTGTGGCTAATGAAATACTGTGTTTGGGATGCAGCTAAAAGAAAGAAAATTCCAGCTTCCATCTCTATGTTATTCGGAGGTTTTGTGGGTAAGGCACTTCAAGATATTAATGAACATAACCTAACAATCAATCAGGTGATGAATGGAAGGTAATGGTTATAACCCTATGAAAATAGAATTTGAAAAATTGGTAGAGGAAAATAAGAAATTAAAAAAAAGGGTAGAAGAAGCTGAGGGTGAAAATACCATCATTAAAGGGATTGGCAACAACTCACCTGAAATGAAATCACTTCAAAAAGAAATAATGGCTTTAACCGCCCAGCTTAAAGAAAAAGATTTAATGATTGAGCAGGAAGTAATTTATAAAATGGAAGAACGCAAGAAATGGGAAGGGTTATCTAACGAAATTCACAAGATTAAAAAACAATTAGGCTTTTATATTGCCTTTAACAAAACAGGCAAAGAGAAGGTTTTAGATTTAGTAAAAGAAATATTAAAATTCTATGGAGAAAAACTTGAAGAAAAAAAACCACATTAAAGATAGCGATAATATGTTCTTTGAACTGATGGGTAACGAACAGAACAAAGGGGATTTTCATAAGATGATGGAAGTGATGCAAAAGAAATATGTCATGTCCTTTTCTTTTTTTCACTCTATGCTTTTTTTATTGAATAAGGAAACCAAGAAATACTTAAACGAAAAGGAAAGAGATTATTTAAAACAGCTTTTTGGTATGGAATTATCAGGATCAAACATATCGAAAATGCTTTTAGGAAAAATCAAATATGATCCAATTAAAAAAAAGTTTTACGAATCTGATAAAAGGGTGCGTATTCATTTAACAAAAGAAGGAAAGGTAGAAAAAGTATATGAAATCAGAGACCAAAAATAAAGGGAATACCGAAGAGAAGAGCAAAGGAGGTTTCAAGGAACGAAGGGAAAAGTGCATTAAGGAAAGTTCCAAACTTCCTATGATAGATATTAAAGGAAAAAAATATGCAACGGTAGCCACTAGGCATTTGCATTTACTTAAATATTTTCCTGAAGTTAGAATTGATGAAATCATTGTAAGTGTAGATGATAAATCCGTTACCACTAAAACTACATTATATATTGGTGAAACTCCATTTTCTGTAGGTCATGCCAAAGAAGTTTTTGATAGTAGTTTTATTAATCGAACCAGTGCTGTGGAAAATAGTTTCACCAGCAGCTTAGGTAGAGCAATTTCTTCATTTGGGATTCATGGTTCAGAATATGCGTCAGCCGAAGAATTGGCTAATGCTCTTATTCAACAAAAGGGTAACGGACAAGCAAACGATCTTCCAATAGAAAAAACTACTACGGTTACAAGGTTAAATGCTTTGTATTCAGATTGGAAAACGAAGAACGACTTAATTGAAGGTCGTTTTAAAAAGCAAGAAGAAACCATAAATAAAAAAGGAGGAACTTATGGAACAAACTGGTAAAAAAGAAAAAGATTTTGCTTTATTTGAATATGATCCAAACCATGAGAAGGCTGTTAAAATTACTTTCTCAGGTAATATTAAATTAAAGAATGGATATAAAGGCACAATCTTGGAGTTAAAGGAAAATCTAAAGATGGAAATACTAAATTTATTAAAATCTTTAGTCAAACAGGGATTTTATTCATGGGTGATGATTCCAAATTTACAGGAGATATTACCTGGTCTGAAGTAGGCGGAAAGAAATCTCTCATTGGTTGGTTAAATGATGAAGGAAAAATTCTTTCAGGTTATGCCAATGAGCCAAAAGGAACGGTAGCTAGTAAAAAAGATGAAAAACTTACTTTTTGAAATATTTATAGAACAGGAATATTACATCTACTTAATATGTTTAATATT